TCCGGTAATCACTCCCGGTACTATTGCGATAAAAACCCCGGTATCGGTTGTTTTCACGGCCCCCTCTCCGGTAATCACTCCCGGTACTATTGCGATAAAAACCCCGATGTCGGTGAAGTTCACCCCGACGATCAACCTTAACAAACTCCTGATGTCCGCCACAATCAAACGAACCCTATCCGATAGGATGGCATCAGCTACGTTCAACTTTGATAAGACCACCTACGCAGGGATATACTCATCGATTTACTGGACGAAACTTGTAATGAGGATCCCGGATTATGCGGGGAACTGGAACGTTGTTTTCTCCGGGATTGCGCCAAGCAGCCGATCGAATTTCACGCATGTGGAGTACCACACAACCCCTCTCGGAAACCAATCAGTAACAGCGTATGATTACCAATGGTATCTCACCAGCCAGACGATTGAACCTGCCGATCTCGTGCTCCTGAAATGGGCCGAGCAACAGGTAGATTATATCTATAAGCTTGAGTATGATGGCGTTATTTCAGGTCGATCGTTCACTGTTGGAGATGTTGTAAAAGGAGTGACAAGCGGAGACTTCGGAACGGTCCTCAGCGTAACGAGCACCTATATTAGATTGAAAGGGGTTTACGGCTCTGCTCCGTATTTCCAAGATGATGAATACTTATCTGTTGGGAGTGCTGCAATTGCACAGGCCAATGGTGTTGCAGTTGATGATTCTGGCACGATCACACAAAAATATCCCACAGATTATATTAAGAAACTCCTCGGAGAGGGAGAGGGTACCAACCCCTCTCCGTGGGGATCGAAGTGGGCTGAGGTATCCGGGATCTATCCAAAACCATCAGGATTCACAAGCGATGCCGGTTGGGCTGAGAAAGAGTTCGTATTCACTCCTACGACTACAAAGGCTCAGGCGATAGAAGAGATCTGCCGGTATATGGGTCGAATATTCTATGTCAGATACGAGACGGTGAGTGGGACGCCAGCGGTACCGTGCGCTTATTTCTTCGACCAATCTGACCTTGATACCGTGGGCTGTCTCCCAGATCCGGTATATGTGACTGCCGGGCAGGGTAGGGCATCCCCGGATTACTATCCTAATGATGCCGGGGGGTATATGATCGCGCCCTTCACACTGGAGCAGAAGGGAGAGAACCAGTATAACTGGGTGCAGGTTCGGTGCCAAGCGCTTGATGGGAAATGGTATCAGGCATTAGAATACGACTTTGATGTTTACGATTCTGTTTATAACTCTACCGGAACAGTACAGAAGATCCCATATTATGAGATCAATCGAGATATTGCGACATCGACAGACTGCTCGCAACGGGCGTCTGATGTCTGGGATTATTACGGAAAGCAAGTATGCACCTGGTCCGTAACCTTCGAGCTGCGATCCGACCTTGCACTCCTCCAGAAACTTATTGTCAGTGGATTTAGTCCAGCGCTGCCAGATGGCGATTACAGAATTATTGATATCGAGTATGATTATGATTCAGCAGGCACGAGAAACTATCAAAAAGTGAAAATTATTGCCGACGCCTACTTCGCTGCGTTCCTCAACCTTAAACGGGTTTTTACAAATTCCATTAACGAGATCCAAAATGTCATTCAGGATCTTATAGGCCAAACGATAGTTACGGAAACCGGGACAGTTGTCGGAACCGTCTCTGCAGGATATGAAGTTCTTGTTGCAGTCAATGGATCATATGGATCAGTAACACGATCCGCAAAAATCGAGCAGACGAACATCGTTCCTGGGGATCGGGTACTCCTGCATAGGACAAATGATGGCAAACTCGTAGCCACGTTACGAGGTGATGCCATATGATCATTCATTGGAAAATAATGGAGGGTAAAGGTATCAGATTATGACATTCATTGCACTTGAAAAGAAGAAGAAAAACAGCGTTCCGGCAGTACTCACAGCGCCGGCAAGCAGCACAGACACATCATTTTCGATTGACCTTTTAGAGAGGTTCCATGATGATGATGGAATATTCATCACAAGGGGGATCGTTCTCGGATACGACGACGCGGATAAAACCAAGCCGGAAGAAGTCACGATCACAACCCCCTCGACGACAGCCGGGCCGGGCACTCTATCCGGTGTAGTCCGTGGAGTCAATGCCGATGGCTCTATCGGTGCCGCAAATGCTTGGCCGGCTGGCACAAAGATCGCCGTTATGGGTATGACGGCGGGAGACTGGAACCAGGTAAAAGATAATTTCGATGCCGCTGTCGGCACATGGGCGGCGTTCGACGCGACACCGGTATGGCCCGGCACCACGCCCACTATCTCGTCAACAGTTGCCCGGGCCGTCCGGAATGGCAACGTGGCGACGTTCGATATCACCTATCTATTCTCTGAGGGTAACGACGCCGATCTCCCGACAATCCCCCTGCCATTTGCCGCAACGCAGACCGCAAACCGTCACGTTCCGCTGACGGCGTTCAAGTCGTACACGATTGGAGGTGTAACAACAATGTCAGATCCTTTTGGTTTCATAGATTTCACCGAGGCAACGCCGGTGATTAAATTCAGTCAGGCGGGGCAATTGCCCGAAGGAGCTACCGCAGAATTGAGAATATCCGGATCATACGAGGTGCCGACATGAAACGCATACTTGCAGTTTTGGCTTTATGCCTGCTGCTTTGTATCGCTCCGGTAAACGGGTATCTAAAAACCACCACCTCGGTAGGAAGCGACTATGTAGATATCTACACCAATGTCAGCGGTGTTGCAGGAAATGAAACGTGGACAGCACCCGGGAATGTCACGGTAAGGGCACTTGTTGTTGGGGGTGGCGCAGGCTCGGGAGCCGATAACGGTGGTGGTGGTGCAGGAGGTATGGTCATCGATAATTCCACCTATACAGTCGTTGGAGGCACGGCATATCAGGTCTCTGTTGGTGATGGGGGCCTGGGGGCGGTTTCTACAGGTGTTAGCGGCCAGAATGGGCAGGCAAGCCGTTTTGGAGAGATCAAAACTAATACTTCCGGAGCAGGTGGGTCCACCACAGGAGCCGGATCTTCCGGAGATAACGGCGGTGGTGGTGCGACTACAGGAGCCGGAGGAACCGGAACCACTTCAGGCAATCGCGGGGGATTTGGGTCACCATCTGGGTCGGCTGGCTCTAGGGCTGGAGGTGGCGGTGGTACTACTTACTCAAAAGGATTTAACGGGTCTGTGGATGCAGCGGGTAACGGGCAAACCGGTATTGCATCAACCATCCTAGGATCGAGTGTGTACTACGGCGGATCTGGGGGAGGAGGTACTGAAACAGGAAATACTCCCGGTACCGGCGGTACTGGCGGAGGGGGTGCCGGCGGGGGCCAGCTTGCAGCCGGGACGGCCGGAACGGCCAACACCGGTGGTGGCGCCGGTGGATCTGGTAATGGATATTCCACCGGAGCAAAGGGTGGTTCTGGTATTGTCGCGGTGCGATATGCAAAAGTAATCACCCCGGAAGCATATTTCGGGACAAATACGACTGCCGGGGAATATCCGCTCGCGGTGCAACTCACTGACGCATCGACGCACACACCAACATCATGGAGTTATGCCGCTCGGAATGCGACGCCCGGGAACAATACGTGGGTGACAGTTGCCACGACCCAAAACCCGGTGATAGTTTTAGGTGTAGGGAACTGGTCATTGCGGCTTACTGCTACAAACTCGGCCGGATCGACCACAAGTACTCAGATCACATGGGTGAATGTATCTGTGGGTCACACCATATCGGCGGATTTTACCGCCAGCAACACATCAGGAATCCGACCCCTGCTTGTTACGTTCGCCGACACCAGCACGACAACCGATGCCACTATTGACGCTCGGAACTGGTCGTTTGATGATGGGACAGTATCGGATTTGCAGAACCCGGATCATACTTTCACCGATGCCGGAGAGTATCAGGTTAACCTGACGATCACCAACACGTCGTTGTCGTTAGTCTCTACAAAACTCGTCACAATCACGGTGTACAAACAACCGGCTGCCGATTTCTCGTCCTTCAATACGCAGGGAACCGCACCGTTCACGACTTACTTCTACGACCTCTCAACGAATCTGAACGCGGGGCCGTATACTTATTACACGGATTTCGGAGACGGGAACACCAGCACCTCGGAGATCGCCATCCACACCTACAATATGACCGGCACCTTCACGGTGAATCATTCGGTGACGGATAGCGTCACGACGGCGTGGAAGAACGTGACGGGGTATATCACTGTTGGTTCTCCGGTGGTTGCGCCGATCGCCTCATTCTATGGCGGCCCGCAACTCGGAGCGCCGCCGCTTAAAGTGTTCTTTACTGATGTGTCCAGCAACACACCGACATCATGGAACTGGTCTTTTGGTGATGGCACGTTCAGCGAATCGCAGAACCCGGCGCACTGGTTCAACCGGTCGGGATTCTATCGGATCAACCTGACGGTCACGAACGACGCCGGGTCTAACCTCTCGTCGCAGAAAAATTTCGTAATGACGTACTAAAAAAAAGAGCGGGGATCTTTTAAGATATCCCCAATAACGCTTTTATCGCGTTGACCGTCGCAGTAAGTATATCGATCTGCGCTTCCTGCTCAGCCTGTTTTGCCTGGAGCGCTGCGATCGTTGCCTGATAATCCGGTGTCGTAGGGGTTGTCGCTGACATTATAGAAGCGATCTGCGTCGCATGTGCCTCTACCGTCTCGTTTATCTCAGACACCTTGGTCTCAACAGAGGCAATATCGGCCTCCTGCTGCGATATATCCTGCTGGATTTCCGATATCGTCTCTTCGTAATTCACTGTCTGGGTTGGGGATGGGGTTGGTGTTTGCATCTCTTGGATTGCCACGAGAGTAACATCAACTAATTCGGTATCTCCTAGAACCGTAACGGTGCTGGTGCCATCGTCATACCCGGCTTTCTGGAGCGTGATCTTGTGCTCTCCGTTAGGGATATCAGACACGACAAGCGGCGTGATCCCTTTCATGGCGTTATCCACGAAGATCATAGCTCCCGAAGGACTTGATCGGATATCCAGCGAGCCTGTCGATGGCGTGGGGGTTGGTGTTGCTGTGAATGTCGGAGGCGCTGAGGTATCCCCCTGAATTAATATCGTGGCGTCGTTTCTCTTGGTGACTAATCCCGTTGGATCTGATAATGAGAACTTATACTCAGCTGGTGCCGTTGTGCTTGCCGAGGTGTCAAACTTAACCGTTGCCGTCCCGGCGCCATTCGTGTAAATCCACCAATGCCCCGGGCCAACAACCGCGGGCGCATTATCCATCGGCGGTTGTGTTGCGGAAAGCTCCGGATGAGTGATACCATCTACGTTCCCAAAATTCACATACAGATCGTATTTTGACGCGGGGTTGCCTTTACAGACAACATCGAAACTATTCCCGACACCATCGGCACCGACGCGGGGGAGAACCTGGACTCCGATAAAAGCAGAGAGGAAATCCACTTTGCTACCTTGAATTTTCGCATCCACTATCGGAGCAAGGATCACAAAAACGAGCAGTACTGCTATGCCGCACTTAAGGGCTTTGTTATACATATATGTCTTCTTCGTGTTTTGCTTCATGATTCTGTAACCTCTCTCAAAGATTCCCCCGCGATGATTTGGCGGCTCGAATCTCTATACTGGTTATACCCACATCACCTATTTATACCTTCCACTCGCGACGAATGACAAAATATATATGGTAATACGCTAATGATGTAGTATTACCATAGGAGGAAAATGACAGCGAGAGTAGTACACTCATGGAAAGCCTCAGAAGATGACGAGACCCGTATCGCCGCGCTGCTTGAAGCCGGTGTTGTACCGAATGAGAGCGAGGCCGTCCGGCAGGGCCTTATGAATCTATGCCGGGTAAAGAAGGTGACGGTATGAAAAAGGTGTCTGAAGGGGCCGGCCATGAAGCGAACGCCGCCCAAGTAAGTGATGGAACGCAGGAGAACAAAAATGTTTGCCCTACATGCGGTGGTCCGTTAAGGTTCGGCAGCCGCGATCCTTGCGAAGGTGATTATTACTGGTGCACATTCTGCGGAGAGGGTCCGATCCTATTCCCGCTCTATCACCAGATGCCGAAACCGGCACCGCTACATAACACCTACGATCAGCTGGAGTTCGCCATCAAGGAGAAGGGCTATTGGACTCCCGCAGACGAGCGCCGGCAGGCTGAGGGTGCGAAGATGGAGATCCCGGCAGTGATCGACGCTGACGGCAGACAAGCGGCAGCAGAAGCGCGGATCAGGGGGCGAGCGGCATGATCCGCCCGCACATCACCACAGAAGCCATGCCGGTACAGGCGCAGCGGATGGCAGAAGCCCGCGCCCGGTTCTTCCGTGCAACCCCGCTCTATGACATCACGGAGGAGCCCTGCGCTGCCGTGATCATGCGGGAGAGGATCAAGGCGGAGGGCCGGATATGACCACCCTCGATCAGCTCAACCGGGCATATGAGGAGAAGCTCGCGGAACACTCACGCGAGAACGAAGATCCGGACGAAATGGGGGAGGGTGAATCATGACGCTCGGTACCCTCACCGACAAAGCCATGAACGACGCCGGCGTGATGATCGCCCGGATCAGTGTGGATGGCGCGGCAGACCAGCCGTTTGAGGTCCTCTCCTACGTTCTCCCATTCCTGGAGAAGTGCGAGAAGGGCGGGCAGGTAGAGTTCACCACCAAGGACCGGAAGATCTCAAAGATCGCGCCGGTGAAGAAAGGCGCCGGTGCAATGCCGAAAGGCGACAGCACGGAGAAGCGGCAGGCGGCAGGGTTCGACAATCCGCCGGAAACGAACACCACTACACCCGCGACAAATACCGGCCTTAAGGTGGTTGAAGGGCAGATCGTGTTCCTTGACGCAGGAGCGCATAAGATCACCGTCAAGGACAGAGCCGGTACCTCTCATGCGTTTATCTGGCCGGCACCTATGAACGACCAGATGGCAAAGCTCAAACAGTGGTTCTTCATCCGTGCCACTGGTGAGCAGGAAAAGGATTTCCCTGACCTCTGGCGGCTGACGGCGCAGGAGTATTTCAAGAAGCCGGAGGATTGGCCCACCAGTGGAGGCAACCACGGCGGTGGGGGGCGCTCATTCCAGCCTCGCAACGAGAAGATCATCACGTATCAAACATGCTACAAAGAGGCGTGTGAGACGGTCCGAAAAATGGCAGAAATTCGAGAGGATAAAGACGTGACCTTCGAGGCACTTATGGATCTCGCTCTGGCGCGGGCTAAGAAAGATGCCAAAGAGCTATGCGATGCGGCGGGGGTGCAGTGATGGTGCATATTCGCCTTTGTAATTGTGAATCGGTTTTGTTGCTCGAAGCCGAAACAAAGGGGGTCACTCGGAAGAGTATTGCCATGACTTACCGGTTGGCAATGGAGCAAGAAAAAGATCCTGACGGTGAGAAGATCGACTGGAAAAAGGTAAACGCCGCCATCGTGGAGCGTTGGTCTCTGTTCGGTCTAAAATATATCAAAGAACTGGCATGGTCGGGCAAGTGTTTTGGTGAGGTATCATGACCCCCCGCATCTCTATTCACGAAGCCTCACACCGGCTCCATAAAACCGATGCTGAAACCTTTGAGCTCCTGAAAGCCGGTGCGTTTGCCGGCAACCCCAATCCCCCGTTTCCAACCGTGGACTCGATCTCGCTGGATCAGTATATCCTCAATAACCGGGATCCGAAGCAGCGCACGATCCTGGACGACCGGCTTGAGTATGTGCCTGCTTGTGAACTGTGGGAAAAGACCGCATGGGATCCAGTACTCGAGGAATCAGTTGTCAAGGATTGCTTGACCGGTGCCGCCGCTATTGCTGCGTACCGTGCCGCATTCCCCCGCAGTACCCGGACGGACAAGGCGATCACAAATCATTGGAGCAAGCTGAGGCATCCGGTACCGCAGCCACGGAAAGGGGCCACAAAAGGGACTAAAGGGCACTGGTATGATCCGATCCTACGGGCGCTTGGATTTGGAAGAACGAATGGAGGAACAACATGATCGAATGTTACAAGGTTATTGATAAGGCGATACACGATCCGGGCGCGATCTGTTACATCAGCCCGAAGCAGAGACCATCATGGAATCGTTACATTGAGTTTGTGGACGATTTCGCCAATGTGTACGGATTCGAGGATAAGAACACGGTTGTTCTAAACGTTCCAAAGTCCGCGATCATGCCTCTTCTGGCATACAAGCGTGACAGTGAGGTTTACATCAACACATGCAGGAAGATCGCAGCAACCCTCCATTCTAAGAAAGGAGTTACAGCAAAAGCGGTCCGGTCTTTCATGGGTGTTGTTCCCGTTCTCCCGCCGCAGAAACCCCCCGAGGTATCCCCGATACTGCCTCGCATTGTTCCAAAGAACAGCAAAACAAACGACGCGGCAGCACGAAACGCGGGGCTTGTGAACAGCCTTGAAACACCGATCCTGAATGGTCTGCGGGCCGTGATGGATAAGGAAGGCAAAGATTCAGAATATGCGGCGGTTGCGTTCCTCTTGAAGTTCTGGAAGAAGAACAACGGAGTTAAAGTATGAACCCTGAAAACAAGATCAATCCCTTTCAGGATGATACGCTGGACGTGGATTGGGGCGAGATACTTAAGATCACTCGAAGGATAGTCAACCACGAAATCAGAAAAAATCGGCATGCCGACGAAGATAAAATCCATGAGCTCCACAACGAAATTGGTAAACTACGCACAAAAATATACAATTTAGAGGTTGTAAACAGCCGATTGTCAAACTCTCTCGGGTGGAAAAAAGGAAAATATACTGAAGATGGTATCGAAGAGAATGACAAATCCACGAGTGAATTTATCAATTCCATTCTGAAAACAAAACCAGAATTCGGGTGGCATTGCTCAAACGTCTGGAATTGGGGCGATGTCTCTTTTTTCTCACGTGAGATTGATAGATATGTCAAACATCAAAATCCGGGCGTTGTAGCAAGACAACTTTTTGAATCCGTCCGTCTCATTCAACGATTGAATAGGGAGCTCGAATCTCCATATCGTGCGATCAGTTCATCAGATATACAGAAAGCAACCTCTCTCACGTTAAGTGGAATTGCACCACCAGCAATAGAATATAATGATTTAAACAAACCTCAGAAATTCCCGAAGATCGGGGTGCCGGAATGACCCACTGCGGAGACAAGTGGGAGCGGATGTTTGAATCTGATCCGGAATCCTGTGATATGGTAGAGGACTACCGGAGAAAGGTACAGAAACACCTTTCCACGCTCAAAAAGATCCGCGCCCGTGGGATCACCGTCACGGTAAAGACATTCCCGGAGGGGGCACACCGCGAACTCCCGAAAGAGGATGATGATATTTATCCCGATGCATTGGATTATGTCTGCCATTGCTTAGAACGCGGCGAGAAGGTCACGGCCGGAGATCTGAAAAGCACAGTCAAAGCATATCGGGAAAAAGCGTGTCCGTCGTGCGCGATTGCGAAAAACAATACAAATGTATTGTCCGCTCCGACGAACACCGACGAGAAACCCACCTCATCCGGTGAAGTCCTCGCGGATCGGTTAAAAGATAAACCACATGGTTCATCCGCGTTCCACACCGCCGCTCAGGAACTGGTAGCCAAGAAGAACGGCATCGCGGGCGAGATGTTCCCGGACGGCAACTATCTGGAAATTCCAGATAGTTCAATCCCGGCATGGACCCCCGCGCTCTGCAAGACCGGCCCATGCCCGGACGGTAGATCGCATACAACGCACGACAAGGTCCGGGGGATTGTCTGCGAGCAAACCGGACAGCCCATTAACCAGATCTCAAAGTGTCCGATCATAATCCGGATGACGGCCGCTGAAGCCGGCGGGTTCGTGCCGGAAACGTTGGACTTCCCGATCGGGCCTGCAATATGGGTATGGGATTATGATCACTTACCGGAAGCCGTCAGATCCTGGATGAAGGAGCAGGATTGTAGTTTTGACGATCTGGATTGGGTCGCAATCGTTCCGCCGGAATACAAGGACCAGTATATCAACTGGTTGGAGGAGCCGGTCTTCGGATGCTGCAGCGTTCACAGACTTCCGCTATCTCCGGAAGGCCATGAAATTGTGATGGGGTACCACTCATAAAAACCTGTTAATTCTTCCAGATCTTGATACTTTTTTACAGTTTTTCTACAAAATTCTTTAAAATATAAATAAGAGAATGTTTCTTTTTGGGTTTTTCGGATTATGTGGATATAAATATCCATATAAAAACAAAGCCTAATTTAGCCGTATTTCAGAATTACATATCCATGAATATCCACATAATTAATTTACCATCAGACGTAAACGAATTTCGTGGATATCATATCCATCTACCCTACTACTACGTACTAGCGATTTCCGTGGATATATATATACATATAATTCGTTTTTGGGTTGGGACACTTCCTGAATTTCATGGATACTATATCCACAAAATTAATGGGATAAAAATATCCCAAATTACATTTAAATAGTAAAAGGTAGTAGTATGTATTACAATGCTTACACACATGAAATGCCGATGCGGCTATGAATGGGATACGAAATCGTTGAATATTTATGTCTGCTGTCCTTCCTGTCAGTCAAAGATTAAAAGGGAAAAACACGCCGTGAGGTCTTTTGATGCGGGGCAGGCCGGCGCGGATCAGTAATCCGGTGGACATTCATGTCAAGATCCCCTCTGATCTCCTTAAGGCGGCAAAACGGCCAGGGTGCTCGGATTCTGATGCGATCCGGAAAGGTCTCCAACTTCTTATCAGGCACCAACAACCGGACAGCCTCGAAGCGATCGGGATCCGTATCCGTGAGATCAAAAAGAGAATATCCCGAGACGCAGAGGAACTCAAATCGCTGCGCGAGTACGTGGTCTCTCATGGAGTGGATGATCTTGATGAGTTTGAGAACAGTTTTTTCAAGGATGTGTGATCGCGAATGAGAACCAATCCGAAGTATAACAACACCTGCGCGATGCGGATCGGGATGTACCGCGAAGGGCAGTGCACCGATGGCCCGCGCCCGTGTCCGTTCCTCGATGAATGCGACTGGCATTACGACGAGAAGACCGGCGAATGGGACTATCCGGATCTCCCGAAACCGGAGATCAAACCGAGAATTAGCAGAACCGGCAGATATGGTAGTGGCGCAAACCATCACGCGGGAGCGAGCAATATCGGAAAGGCGTTGTATGACAAGCGCTGGAGGCTTGTAGCAAAGGGATTGGCCTCATGGGTGCCGATCAGGACCACACTATCGGAAGCGCTGGAGGTTGCCGGACTATGACCGATCATCACGTCACCTGCCCGGGAACGCGACGGGTAGCATCGCGCCGAAAGATGCAGGATAAGTGGAGGAGATCCCCCCGTTGGAAGGCTATGCTGGCAGAGCATGCCCACACACAGGATGCTGTTTGCGTCTATTGTGGGCGGAAACATGGCCAGAAATGGATCAACAGCAAAGGCGATGAAAAGAAAGTCACGCTGACGATCAACCATACCAGCCGGCACCTGTACGCGAGCGAGGATCTATACTTGACGTGGGATCCGCGGTACATGGAAATCGTCTGCGTGTCCTGCAATCGTCAGTACGAGCGCGGTATGAAACCCTGCCCGTCGTGTCTGGAAAAGGGCAAAATGACGTATATCCTGGACCGTGATCAGGAATGCTGGCCCTGTTATTACGAGAAGCACCCGGATGAGAAGCGGACCCGGGACGAGAGCCGGGCGCGGTTTGATCAGGCCGTCAAGGATTACAACGCGAGGCAAGCGACGCGACGGAGGGCGGCGAAGGTCCGGCACCCGTGCAAGCATCGCCGGATCAGCGGCGCGTGTGGGCTATCAACGATCGGGAGCCGCTGTATATATTCCCCGACAAAGGCGCTGAAGATGTGCGCGGATGCGGAAGCAAAAAAGAACGCGCCCGGAGATTGTGAGCGGGCACGAGCACGAGGCGGGGTGCCAAAATGAAGATCTATCTCTCAATCGGAGGCGGAAAGATCGTCTGGCAGTTCGTCCGCGAACTCGGCCTCGGATGGTGCATAGCTCCGGATAAAGTGATGAGCCCGAAGGAGATCCCATACTTCCTTGATAACGGGGCGTTCCATGCGTGGGCTCACAAAAAGACATGGGATGAAACACGGTTTAAAAACCTCGTGCAAAAACTACCAGATTATGACTTTGTAGTGGCTCCGGATATCGTCTGCGGCGGCTCATCATCTCTGAAAAGATCGCTCGGATATGTCGACCAGATCCCCGGTCCGCTCTATCTTCCTGTTCAAGACGGTATGATGGCCTGTCAGGTCACGGATGTTATAGATCAGTTCGATGGTCTTTTCATCGGAGGATCAATCTCATGGAAGTACCAAACGGCCCGCATGTGGGCGGACCTCGCGCACCTGCATAAGAAGAAATGCCACGCTGGACGGGTCAACACATGGGAAGGACTCACCCACATGCACTTTTGTGGGCTGGATTCCGTTGACGGTTCGTTGGCAAGCCGCCACCAGACCGATCACCATATCAGGAAGTACCTTGACGGACTGAAATTCCAGGGTCGATTGATGGGAGGCATACCAGCATGATCCCCGATATAGCAATACTCATTATAGCTACCATAGCGTTCTGTGCCGGGTGGTTTGCGGCATGGTGCGCCGGTGCGTTCCGGGAGGTCGCGTGATGGCCCCGCATACAAAGCAGTACCGGATCCGGCAGTGGATTCACGGGAGGAAGATAAAGGAGAAGTTCACAGCGCAGAACATCGCAGAAGACCTGGATCTCCTCAGCCATGACGTATCCGCGTTCCTGAAATGGCAAACATTCGTGAAACACGCTGGCAAGGTTCCCGGTCGTGGGGATACGAACGTATGGCAGAAGATCGCGGAGGTGCCCGTATGCTGACGATCACCCGGTCCGATAAAGAAGATCTGCTGATCATCTGGATCCTGATCATTGCCACGGTGTGCCTCAGGATGGCGGCGGGGTGGTGGACGTGAGCGAACGAGAACGAGCGCTGTATGATCGGATAAGCAAGATTCAGGGCACCTTGTTCAAGTTGATCGGGAACCTGGAAAGCATCAAGATCGCTCTGGCAAGTGAGGCGCGGATATGAGCCACAAGCGCAAATCAGAGATCGTAACGCCTAAGGATAATTGGGGCACCCCCAGGTGGTTGTTTGATCTCTTAAATCAGGAGTTCCATTTCAATGTTGATGCCGCGTCGAGAGAATACAACACGCAAAAATGCAATCGTTGTTTCACTGATGCTTTAGAATTGGACTGGGTAAAATTCGGAAAGAGGTTCTGGCTCAATCCCCCTTATTCAGCGGGTAACATCGACAAGTTCATGGCAAAAGCCTACGAGGAATCGCAGAAAGGCGCTGTCGTGGTGTGCCTGGTGCCGTGCGCTACGGATACCCGATGGTGGCATAACTACGCCATGAAAGCCGCTGAAATCCGATTCATCAAGGGCCGGGTGCGGTTTGTCGGGTACGACGCGGAGGGCAACCAGATCAAGAACTCCCCCACGTTCTCATCGTGCGTGGTGATATTCAACCGTGATAACACCGGCCCGTATCCGTGGCCCCGAATCGGCCCGACGATTGAACAGCCAAAGAAAGAGAAGGCGGCGTCCGGCATCCCGAATCAGCAGCGATCAGCAGGGCCGGGCAGTATACCAGCAGGAGCAGGAAAAAGGAGGAGCGTGAAGGAAGCATGACGGATCACTGTCATATTGAAATCAGGATTGAACTGTATAATCAGTTCAAAATGTCCGAGAACGGAGAAGGCGAACGGATATCAAAACGCATCGAAGAGGCGGCGAATAAGATTCTGGCAAACGAAGGATTTTTCCCGCACGATTATTTCATCTCAAAGAGTGTGATGCCATGACCGCCCAGCAGCAGCCGGAGCCGGGAAAGCACTGCGGGCATGAAGGCCCCATCTTCGAGGAACAGAAAAAACCGAGAGGATATTGCGATAATACATTCCTTGGAAAGAAGTGCATCCATTCGTCGTCTGAATATTATTGCATAGAAGACGGAAACGATTGTGATTCCGGATTCAACTATTACTGTAATCACCCATCTGTTGGAAAGAAGAAGACGCCCGCACATCATGGGGAGGTTCCGGATTGGTGCCCGTGTGAGCACGACACCCGCCAGCGCAAGGGAACGCTTTCGGAATATCTGGGATCGTGCTCTATGCGTGAACTTGCCGAGTATGTAATCTCAACAATGGGTCGTGGTTTCGGCGAGTGTGATTCTTGCCAGAAGGATGCGCTTGAAGCACTCCGTTCCCGCCCGCTCTCGTGCATGGAGAGGAACGGGGCGCAGGGACAGCGCAAAGAGATTGACGATGTAATCTGCATCAATGAAATCTCGCTTGCCTTGAAGCGATTCCGCGACGGTAAACTTCAAGAGATGGTTGCAGTTAAGAAAATCTGGTCTCTCTTTGAGGAGATGCAGGCACAGCCACAGGATGCAGCAGCAGGGAACATGACCGAACCCCGAAACCCTCAGATGCGCTGTGCCGCGTTCCATCGCCTAAGTTGTGTTATTCCTCCGAATTGCTATAATTGCGTTCATCGCAGTGGATGGCCCACATATCTTTTCGGGCATAAAGACTGTAAGAATTTTGTGAAAATGCCGCCGGGAACAGTGCAGGAGTTTGGATTCACATGATCCCCGCTTCCCCCGCCCCCTCTGCAACTCCCCCGGCCCCCATCACCCCTGCGCCCGTGTCCACGCTGATCGCCGTCCGGCCCGATGGCAGCGAAGATCGCACATGCGGCAAATGCGGCGCTGAGTACTGGTTGCCGTTCCCGTATGAGAAATGCAATGTAGCCGGCCGGGATATGTGCGCCGATTGCCTGCATAAGGAGCAGTACCGGCGACTGGAAGAAGAAAAGGAGGTGCAATAATGGGATGCTCAAAACCAGATTGGGTGCCGTGCCCTCAGACCGGGGCAACGTCTCCGAATTGCTTAGGTTGTGGGTACCACTTCTACGACACGGTAGGGTATACAGCCACAACCCCGTGCGCTCTCCCGAAGTATATTCACCAGTTCACCACCGATGAATTGCTCGCGGAGATCCGGCGGAGGTGCGGAACGTGAACGTAAATCTCAACGAATTGGCCTGCTGGACTTGCCGGAAAAAATGGTGGCAATGTAAGGATCGTATCAGTTATATCCTTCTGGATTACCTCGGATCGAAACTCGTTCGGTGCAGCGTTCACGAGGATGTCGATAAGTGCCGTCGCATCTCCGAGATGAGGATGATGCTCAATTTCGTGACGGAAAGGAAGGCGGAAATCGAACGGAAATTGAAAGAAGAGGAGGTGTGAGAACTGACAGCAAAAGACGAACCAACCTTACGGAGAAAATGGGTGTATTCTACCAGGACCAGGGCCGGCAAACTGACAGCGCATATGATCAGCGGGCCGGACCCAGATAAGCCCGGGTACTATCTGACGTTCTGCGGTAAGCATATGAAAGTCCGGGTCAGTGATCCGGATCAGGTCATGGGCGAGGACTGGTGCCCGCTGGACCACCCGAAACACTCCTGCCCCAGGTGCCTGAAGTGGTGGGAGGCGGTACGGACAGGGAAGCACGGCCGGAAGAAGGCGGCCGCGTCGGCAGACTAATCCTCCTCTCCGTCCTCTCGTTCAACAAAGATATGCCCGCAGGACTGGCATTGCCACGCCTGCCGGCGCTTACCTTTCCGCATCCTCATCCCTGCTTTTGTCATGCGCTCGGAGCATTTCGGGCACTGCATACTATTTACCTCCTGAAATGTAAAAAAGGGGATTAAAAATCGTCTGGATAGTTGCTTTGGTATGATAGCCCACGGCGTTCAAGTTCAGCATCCCCGTATAGGAAACGGTATGCCCGCTCATCTTCGGTGTTTTCAGGGAGCCTGTCAATCGGTAAACGCTGGCGCATCTGACTGGTCGTTTCTACCATCTTTTTCACTCCTCCCGTTTTGGGATGATCAGTAATAGGACGCCCAACTATTTATATGTATGTATGTCTGTATGTAGTTACACTAGATAACCCCATCCCGCCGCAACGTGCCGCATAATGCCGCACAATGCCGCATGTAACCGGATAACGCCTTAAACAGCCGGTCTGCCCGCCTTTATCCTTTCTCACCGATATTCTATTTTTTAATAAATGCTCCGGCAGATTGTCCGGGGCAACACAACAAGGAAGTGTACACTCAAATGGTATCAGTTGAAATCCCCGAAGTATGGCAGGGCGATCTTACCGCCCCTGAAGATCAGGACACGATCCAGCTCTCGCAGAAAGAGATGGCACAGAACCCTGACGTTGAAAAGGTCAATTTCACCGTCAAGTACGATGTTACTGACCTGAACTACGCCGCCAATGCGTCCATTGCGATTGTCTTTGACAAAAAGACCGTCGTTTACCAGACGAATCTCAAAGGCGTGCAGGGTGAAGCCTCCGCGTCGTTCCGGCTGCCGTTCCTGCCGAAGTACGCGAACCAGAAGAAGAGGGGCAAGCACCTGCTTGATATCGTCGTGAAGATCCGCCCGCAGTGGTCCGTGTGGCACTTTGCGGACAACTACCAGGACTTCCAGAAACTCGTTGCCGTAGCTGAGGGCAGCACCAGCCGGTACGTCGAGATCGGAGAGTGAGGCGGCGGCGCATGGTTGACCAGAGATGGATCGTCAAGTATCCGCACCTCTACGGTCCCGGCGCGAAAGACCCGGACGGCGGGCAGGGTAATGCAGAGGTTGACGATCTCGTATCAAAACTCATGGCGAAGTACACCGGCTACGGTGGCACCTTCAGCACATGGAGCGAGCGTCACGCCTTCATCACGGCAGCCAATATAGGGTATATTGACGTTGCCTGCTCCTCTGACGTTCCCCCGGTGCCGGAGTTCTGGATTGGCGAAGGCCATTACTGGCTGACCGGGATCACGATGGGCCGTGCAGCCCGAAAAGTCGAAGAGGCCGCGCCGTCACTGAAGGCATACGCCGCGATCTTCACCGGCGGAGCGGTTGCCGGCAACATCCCACAGATCCTCAAAACCGTATTCGGAGTATCGCTATAATGACCACCCATTCCCGCCGCTCTGTGGAGCGTACCGAGGTTCATGACCAGGGGCGGGACTTTCCCTATACCGGATCAGCACCATCAGGCAACCACCTCACCACTCTCCTGCGCTGGTCCGGTATGGGGACTATTTTCGACAATGCTATCGCACGACTCACCTCAAGACCATCACCCTCTCAGGGCAGCCCCGAACAGGCGCACCACTCCTTTATATTCAACAGGCCCGGCTCGCACCCGGCCCGGGGCGTAACGTGAAACATGACAATGAAGGATCAGACACCGGAAGAACGAGAAGCCGGTCTTATTCGTATCGGAACAATCTATCAAAGGACGGACTGCAAAACGGCGGCGGCGCTTGTCACAGTGGCCGGTGTTGCTTATCAGTTCGCCGATCCTCTGGCGCTGGCAATGATGCTGAAACGGCATTGCAGCGAGTGGCACTTGGCGGAGAACAGCAGTATCAGGGAGCGTGAATGATGACCTCCGGCATCCTCTACGCTGACACTCATCCGGCGCACTGGTATCGCTGGTATTACCTCTCGCAGGTGATCCCGGAGGAATCACTGATCATGGGCTATCAAGTCCCTACTTGGGAGGTATGGATACCTTGAACGTTATTTCCCGCATCTGGAAAGCGATCCGGAACGCAGAGCCGGAATACCCGCACGTACCGAACACCGCCGATCTTGAAGGTGATGATATGGAAGACAAACCCGGGATTGAGTGCCGGTGGATCGAAGTCAACATCCGGTGCAAAAGCCCGGTTAACGAGGGCGAGAATATGCCGGCAGGATGCGACGCCCGATGTCCGGCTCGGGTGGCAAACGAGCACCGGGCAGTACAACGGGAACAGGAAAATATGAGGTTTTATCAGTGAGCTACAGAAAGGAGAACCCGGCCACGGTAAAGCGCCGGAACGCCAGGCCCGATCGTAAACAGAAACGGCAGGTGCAGGGCAATCTCTACATGAAGAACAATCCTGAGAAAGCGGCGGCATACTATCGAAAAACAATAGCGAAAGGCGGCCGTGGTCTCTACGCCCAGATGATCGATGAGCAGCGGAAACCCATCGTCATTGAACTGGATAACGTGGCCCTTGCCGGTGATTTTCACGTACCGTTCACAAGCGAACCGCTGATGAAAGAACTATTCAAGGCAGCGGACGAGCACGGCACCAAAGATCTGATCATCGGCGGGGATTTCTGGGACTGTGATAATTATTCGAGGTTCACGCACCTGACAAGTACCCAGTGTTTCACGGAAGAGATCGAAGAGGTCCGCAAGGAACTTAAGCGCCTGCTCGCGCATTTCGACCGGCTCTATATCTGCCGGGGCAATCATGAGAAGCGGTGGATCGATCTCAATGCCGGCAAGATGGGTATGCGGGAACTGTTCGCCCTTGCCCGCCCGTCGAATATGTCAGAGGATGCATGGGATAAGCGCGTCACGATCACGATGGACGACCACCTGCACCTGATCCATAAAGGCGAGCTCTGGCTGATCTGCCATCCCAGGAACTTCCGGATCATTCCTCTGTCAGTGGCCCAGGATCTTGCCGCCAAGAACTTATGCTCTGTAATGACATTCCACGGCCACGCATTCCGGCAGGGTCGGGATCGCTCCGGGCAGTTCCGCGTGGCAGAAGGAGGGGGGATGTTCGACCGGCAAGCCTTGGACTATATGCGGGAAACCACCTGTCACCCGATGACCAGATCGGGGTTTTACATCCTGAAAGACGGCGTGCTGATGCCATTCGAGGGCCAGGCATGATCTTCACCACCCTACTGTGCAACTCCTGCCGGTATATCAACAGTATCGCGTGTAACTCGCAGGACAAGGACCGGGCGAAGGCGGACGGCGATTGCCGGAGGTATGAGGAGACGGTAGTGCCGCCGGTGAGTGTCGCGGGGGATGCGTAATGCTGGAACTTAACCGGATCTATTGCGGCGACTGCTTGGAGCTCATGAAGGAGATGCCGGATAAGAGCGTGGATCTTATTGTTGCTGATATCCCCTACTTCAAAATAATGACCGAAGACTGGAAGCACGATAAATATGAATGGGACAACCAGTGGAAAACCCTCGCCGATTATATCATGTGGGTCGGATCACTCGGATCTGAAATAAAGCGAGTGATGAAAGATAATGGATCACTCTACCTTTTTGCTGACGATAAAATAAGCGCGTACGTTCAGGTAGAACTTGATAAGATCCTTCATCTGGAGAACACGATCACGTGGGTTAAACCTAATAATCTCACGATGAAAGGATGGACGGGATATCGCAGTTATGCCCCGATCACAGAACGGATCTTATTTTACAGCAAAGAGACGGAGAAAACCGGACTGCAAGAAATCTATGAGAATCCCGATTGTTTCAAGTCAATAAAAGAGTATATGCGGGGCGAACGTGCCGCAATCATTGAGGCGCGGGGATTCAAAACACAGGAAGAATTCAACCAGTATATTAACCAGATAACAAATACCGCATCTGTCGTATCCCGTCATTATTTCCCAGATTCTCAGTGGGTATTCCCGACAGCGGAAATATACGCACTTCTTCAGACAACTGGATTTTTCAAACGAGAATACGAAGAACTCCGGCGAGAATACGAAGAACTCCGGCGAGAATACGAAGAACTCCGGAGACCGTTTGATCAGAAAGTAAATTATACCGATGTATGGACGATCAACATTATCGGGGGGAAAGAAACCGTTGAACATCCTACGCAGAAACCGCTGGAGCTCATAACCCGCATTGTTGAAACCTCTTCAAAACCCGGTGCGGTTGTCTTCGATCCTACCATCGGTTCCGGTACCACAGCGGTCGCATGTAAAAAATTAGGCCGGAACTTCATCGGCATTGAAAAGGAGCCGGCATATGTAGCCATCGCAGAGAAGCGGCTGGAGAAAGTGAACAACCACAAGATCACGGATTTCTTTGGAGCGGGTGAAGGATGAGATCTCGGAAAGAGATAGAAAGAAAAATGGATGAGATCACCCTTAGGATCTTTGAGGAAAAGGGAGAGGTTGCTACCCGTGCCGCATGTGAAAGAGACGCTCTCGAATGGGTACTCGGTCAAGATGTGGCGCTTCACGACATGAGCACGCTGGAATTTAAAGAAGACGGATCATATGTGAAAATCCCCTGGGATGGCAAATCATGATCGTCACCCCCTGCGGCAGAGTACCGAACGATTCCGACTGTATGTGCTGTCTCCGGATGCAAGAGTGCCGGGAAGCCCGGGAAGCCATATGTCAAGGGTGCCGGCATGAGTATGGGCCATGCACGCGGCAGTATCGGCTGAAGCGGGTAGAGGAAGGGTATTGCAGGGGCCGGGAACTGGTAGGATAATGATCGCAAATGGCTCACACCAAGATAACCCCAGAACTGAAGAAGAAGGTTATCGAGTACCTCAAGGAGCCGAAGTCATCGCAAAACAAAGCGGTAAAGAAGTTTGGAATAGGTCTCGGATCGGTCAACCGAATCGTTCAGGAATCGTCGGGAAAATCCGACTTGGAACATTCCAAAACAAAAAATGCGAATACTGCTCGGAAGGCATACGCAAAAGCAGAGCGGGAAGAGCTGATCGACAAGTTCCTCAGCAAGTTAAGCGGGATGCTGGACTCTCCGGAACTGAAACCCGGACAGATGCAGGGGCTCGCTATTGCATTAGGTACGGCGCTCGACAAGCGCCGGATGGAAGAGGGCAGCAACGGGCAGGGAAAGGCGGCACTCCTCGTATTGATGGAAGAAATCCGGAAGAACGCGGAGGCGTCTCGTGCTAGCAATCCCGCAAAATAAAGGCGCTACTTCAATCATTGACGCAACAGGGCGTCTTAATATCTGGGAAGGGTCCGTCCGTTCATCAAAGACAGTCAATGCAAACATCGCATGGTTGAACTTCGTTGCTACGTGTCCGGAAGGCCCGTTGCTCATGACGGGGAAAACCCGGGATACTGTTCATAGAAACATCCTCGATCCAATGAGCGAATGGCTCCCGGAAGAAGATTTCGACCCGCACCAGAACGAGATTGAGATCTTCGGCCGCACTGTTTATATTGTGGGGGCGAATGACGAGAAGGCTGTAAAGAAGATCCAGGGGCTCACTCTCATAGGGGCATATGGCGACGAGTTGGCAACCCTCCCGGAATCTTATTTTAAGATGCTGCTCTCCCGGCTGTCGTTACCGGGCGCGAAATTCTTCGGAACGACCAATCCAGATAGCCCTTATCACTGGCTCAAAGTGGAATATCTCGACAAATTAAAGCCACCTCACTTAAACCAATTCCATTTCATCCTTGAAGATAACCCGCACCTCCCACCGGAATACGTCGCCGCGCTTAAAGAGGAGTACGTCGGGCTCTGGTACCGTCGATATATTTTAGGCGAGTGGTGCATGGCCGAGGGCGCCGTGTACGATATGTGGGATGAGAAAGCCCATATCATCGACAAACCGCCCGAGGGTCTCGCCGATTCTTATATGGTAGGGATCGACTACGGCACGAACAACCCCTGTGCGTTCCTTAAGATCGGCGTTCGCGGTGATTCGGTCACGGTTGAACAGGAATATTATTACGACTCGGTGGAAAAAGGCAAACAGCTCACTGATCAGCAATACAGCCTTAAATTAAAGGAGTTTGTTGGAAATTTCCAACCGCGATCTATTATCATCGACCCGTCCGCGGCATCATTCAAGGTCCAGCTCCGCAATGATGGTTTCCATAACCTGAGGGATGCGGACAATTCAGTTATTGACGGAATACGGCTCGTATCCAGTATGCTGCAGGCCGGTAAGCTGAAGGTCTGTAAGTGCTGCCCGAACCTGATCAAAGAGTTCTCCTCGTATGTCTGGGACGCGAAGAAGCAGGAGAAAGGGCTGGATGAGCCGGTAAAGAAGTTCGACCATGCACTCGACGCGCTGCGCTATGCCTTGCAGACAACTATGAGTAAACCGGCACAGCCGCGGGTATTAAGGAGGTTTATCTGAGCGATTATGACGACATTTATCTGTGCTGAAATTGGAGTTAATTTCCGGAATCTTAATGAAGCTGATGAAATGATAAGGGAAGCAGCGGCAGCCGGGGCGGCTGCGGTAAAGTTCCAGGCGTATGATGTTGCCCTGATGGACCGCGATACCGATCCGGTTCTTGTGTCACAACTGAATATGATCCAGCTCAATGAAACCGCCGTCCGCTATCTCTACTGGCGCTGCCGGGCTGCCGGTGTCGAGCTGATGGTCACACCGATGTACCCGGGAGCGGTGCCGATGCTGGATCCGTATGTCAAGCGATGGAAGATCCGGTACAAGGACCGCGAGAACGAGGCGATCCTCTCACCCTGCCGGGCAACTGGTAAGCCGATGCTGATTAGCGGTGAAAACGTTTTCTGTGTTCCAGAATATCCCCCAAGCATTGATTACACAGCAAAATCCCTCTCTTTATTCCATATTGGGTATTCAAACCATATCCCTTGTTTTTCCGTGTGGACAGAAGAGAATGTTTCTGCCTTCAAAAGCCTTGACTATCTCGAAGTCCACGTCAAGCGCGACCATTACCCGGATAACTACTGCCCGATAGATAACGCCGTCAGCATCACCATGAGCGAGCTGGCGGAGCTGTGCCGGAGGCTGAAATAGTGCTTGGAAGACCTGATATAGCATCAAACGGACAGTATTTGCCCGATTATAAAGTATTCCTTGTAACGGGTGGCGCCGGCTCGCTTGGCCGGGAGATCGTCGATATCCTCATCAAGCAGGGGCATAAGGTCCGGTGCTTTGACAATAACGAAGCCGGTCTCGCCTCTTTGTCGTATAGCAATATACAGTTTACAAGGATCTATGGTGACGTGCGCGATTATCCTCGGGTTCATTACGCCATGCGGGGCTGCGATTGCGTGATCCACTGCGCCGCCATGAAGAACCTCGACGTAACCGAAGGCGACGTTCCCGAACTAAACCGCACCAACATCACCGGGACTGAGAACGTAGCCAAGGCCGCGATTGAATGCGGGGTTGAGTGTGCGATCCTGATCAGCACCGATAAGGCCGTCTATCCCGCCTCAGCATACGGCGCCTCGAAGCTGTCCGCTGAATGGGTATGGCGATGGGCGCACCGGACGCAGGACCGCACTCGTTTTATCACGTTCAGGAGTGGTAATTTCAAGCAGTCGGCGGGCAACGTGCTCGAAGTCTGGCAGCGGCAGAAAGACCGCGGCGAATCTCCCACCATCACAGATCCGGATATGGAACGGTATTTCATCGATACCCGGAAGGCCGCCGGGATTGTCTGCAGCCTGCCGAAATGGGCGAAAGGCGGGGATACGGTGATCCCGAAAATGCGGCTGGAGAAGATCCTCGATCTTCTGGAAGAGCAGCACCCAGGCACATCATATCGGCTTATCGGGTGCCGGGCCGGGGAGAAGAAAGCCGAACGGCTGACGACGGACGATGAACAGGTGATCTGGGAAAATGAGGAGGTTCAGGTAGTAGCATGACCGACAAAATGAGAGTATTGGCAATCATCCCCGCCCGTGAGGGCAGCAAGGGCATAAAGGACAAGAACGTATCGACAGTCTGCGGTAAACCGCTGATTGCGTGGACCATTGAAGCCGCCCGTAAAGCAGGCGAGATCGACCGGCTGATCGTCAGCACCGACAGCCAGAGATATAAGGACATCCTGGAGCACGATTACGGCGCCGACCTGTTCCCGTTCATCCGCCCGGATCGCATTGCGAAGGATAAGACGCCGTCAGCTGATGTGATCCTCCATGCGCTCGACACACTGGAAGAGCAGGGAGAGGAACCGTATGATATCGTCTTACTGTTGGAACCCACCAGTCCGCTCCGCACACCGGAGCAGATCAACGAAGCGATCCAGCTCCTCAAGCAGGCCGGCAAGGCCCGCGCCCTGGTCTCCGTAGTGGAGGATGCCAACCATCATCCCCTGCTCGCGTTCGAGATCGACAAGTCCGGCCGGCTAGTCCCGTACGGGCAGGACCATAACAAGGAATACCCCGGGCATCCACGCAGGCAGGCGCTCCGCCCGGCGTTCTTCATGTCCGGCGATCTCTACCTCTCGTTTGTGGACACATACCGAGAACGGAAGTCATTCAATCACGAACTGACGGCGGGCTACAAGGTGCAGCACTGGCAGGCGCCGGAAGTGGACGAGCCGCACGACCTGATTATCATGGATGCGCTGATGAAAGCCCGGCAGGGAGGGAAGATATGATCGACACATGGACCCGCGCCAACCAACTCATCCCTGGCGGCAATCACCTTTTCAGCAAAACCCCGGATCGCTATTGTCCCGGCCAATGGCCCGCGTACTACAAGCGGGCGCAGGGGATCACTATCGAAACACCGGACGGGAAGACATACAAGGATTTCTCAGTGATGGGCGCTGGTAACTCGACGCTCGGATACGGCGATCCGGATGTCGATAACGCGGTGCACGACGCCATATTCCGGAGCAACGTCTCGACGCTGAACTGTGAGGAGGAAGTCCTGCTCGCGGAGATGGTGCTCAAGATGAACCCGAAAATGGATCTGGTGCGTTGCGGTCGTTCCGGAGATGATGCCTGTCAGGTTGCACTTCGTATTGCACAAGAGTATTCAGGTAAACGAAGATTTGCGATCTGTGGATATCATGGATGGAAAATCGGGCATCCTCCACAGCTTGACCCGGAATCTGTACCTTTTGATTATGGTGACATTGAGGGGTTCCATCGTGCCATTGGAAACGCCGGTATCTGGTCGCGGTTTAAGAACTGGTTACACCCTGTAAAGATCGTAATGATGGAATGCATCCGGAACAAACCCGTTGACGTTGCCTTCCTGAAAGAAATCCGGGAAACCTGTGACGAGCGGGGCATTGTCCTGATCTTCGATGAAGTGGCAAGCGGGTTCCGGGCCAACTACGGCGGATACCACCAGAAGATTGGCATCTATCCGGATATCGTGCTCTACGGTAAAGCAATGGGGAACGGTTACGCCATTAGCGCTGTGGTCGGGAAGGAAGAGGTTATGCAGGCGGCCAAGAACACCTTTATTTCCTCGATGTTCTGGAGCGAGCGGATCGGATACTCTGCCGGGCTGGCAACGCTCGACAAGATGAAAAGAAAGAACGTGCCGGAACTCATTTCGCTCACTGGACTGCAAGCAAAACAGATGTGGGCCTCCGCTGCGGAAGAGGCCGGGCTCACGGTCGAGATCTCAGGGCTTGACGCTCTGGCATCGTTCCAGTTCTCCGGGGATGAGGATCGCGTGAAGATCACGACGTTCACCCAGGAGATGCTGAAACGCGGGTATCTTGCCTCAAACCAGTTTTACCCGTCAGTGTGCCACACGACAAAGGAGATGGACCTCTACGCCGAGCACCTGCGCGATGTGTTCTACGATATTGCGGATAAGGTTGTGACGCTGGAAGGGGAGCCGAGCCGGCCGGGCTTTAAGAGGCTGGCATGATCCTTATTTCCGGGTCGAAAGGTCTCATTGGAGCCGCTATAAACCGGCACTTGGGGGAGTTGGCGGTCGGGTATGACCTACCGGATGCCGTGCCTCCGGCCGGTATCAACTATGGCGCGTTCATTGATTGCGCCCGGTATAGTGATCAAAAAGACCAGATCACAACATGGTATCAGGTAGTGAAACAATTGCAGGCTCGTGGTGCGGGTCGGATGATCTTATTCTCCAGCATCTACGGTCATGCAGTCCCGGATTTCAGCATTTACTCAGGCGCAGAAATCTCCGAAACTCCGCTCGAATACGCAATGCAAAAGGCGGCTGTTGAGCAGGCTACGCGGTTCCTTGCGGAGAAACTGAAACCATATTGCATTCAAGTAAATTGCATTGCGCCCGGGGGAGTGTTTAACAATCATTCGGATGTGTTTTACATGAATTATATCCGTTCAGGCAGGGCCCCGATGATCGAACCAAAGAACCTTCTCCAGGTGGTGGATATGCTGCTCCATCCGGATAATGCAGTGAACGGGCAGGTGATTACCGTTGACGGCGGATGGTCGCTTTAGGATCCTAGTGCCTGTCGGGTGCAGGTCAGATGAAGGCCTATCAGCGCCCGTGATCCGGCGACTCAAAGCGGCGGACTGGTGTAAATGCGTCACGCTCCAGTTGAACCCGCAGGATTTCCTCGGAACATATCAGCTTGTGGATGCCTGTCTCCGTGCAGCACCTCCCGATCTCATCCTCATCACCGGCGACCGGGTGGAGATGTGCGCAGCGGCAGCGGCAGCGTTCCATAACAAGGTGAAAATAGCGCACCTGTACGCGGGCATCGTGAACAATCCAAAAACAACCTTCGACGACACAGACCGGGATGTGATAACCCTTTGGTCGGACATTTGCATGGTGGAAAACCTGCAATGCGGGTACAATGCTGCAGAGGTTCGGGGGCAATACGTCTCCAGTATGCCGCTCAATCCAGCGCGAGAACTGGCAAGCCTTGGTATTCATGTCGTCGGCATCACGCACTTGGATGATATGGAGATTGACGAGAGTAAGGTGCCCCTGTGGTCGTATGATCTCGTTTTATATAATTTTCCTCCACTCTCAAAAGAAAATGATGAGTTGGTGGACTCAGCAGCAAAAATCAACGAGGCTTTGAACCCGGGCCGGTGCGAGCTCAGAAAAATCGTTCTTATTGGTGGAAATCCCGACGGATTGGTATGTTTTCCGTGGTTGTCTCAAGATTACCATTATCCATCAATCCCCCGCGCCCAATTCCTAGGCCTGCTCAAGAACTGCCGGCGGTTCATCACCAACAGCAGCGCAGCGATCTACGAGGCTCCACATTTCCTGAAGCCGGAACAGATCGTGATGGTAGGAGACCGTAATAAGAACCGCCCACGTGGACCGTTCAAAACCGGAGCATCAGATCGTATTGTCGAAATCTTAAAGGAGTATCTGAAATGAAAGAGAAAGGAATTATTGAACTACCAATTAAACGAATGACTGAAGAACAACTCACCGCCCGCATCACAGCCGCCAAAAATGACGGGGATGTACTGGAAGAGATCGCGGAACTCAAAAGGAGAAAAAGCGATGTGGAAAAAGCCGACAGTTGAGCACCTGAAACCCACGAAATGGAATTGGGTGGTATCATGTCCGGCAGCGTTCACGCTCGGAGAAAATACCGATATTGGAGCGTTCACCTACATTCAAGCCGGCGCGGGCGTGATCGTTGAGGACGACGTACAGATCGGCGGGCATTGCTCGATCTATTCCGTCAGCACAATTGATAACAAGAAAGGTCCGGTCGTGATCCGGAAAGGCGCTTGTATCGGTTCTCACTCTATGATTATGCCCGGGATCACTGTGGGAGAGGGTGCGATAGTGGGGGCGTTCTCGTTTGTCAATCGCGATATCCCCGCCGGTGAAACATGGTATGGGGTCCCTGCGAGAAAACAAAAGTAACTATAAATACTTTTAAGTGAAATATAGTTGCATGGCAAAAACAAAGACCTGCGATCTCCTAATCAATGGAGAGTGCACCGCAACCAGTAACAAAGACTGCCCAAAGAAACGACTTCCGAGAACCAAGACGATCTACTGCCACAGGGTGCTGGTGAAATAATGACAGGATCGGCTGGACACTGCGCAGGGGTTATAAAGTCAATTTTATCAGGCGGTAAATGTGGAGTGAAACTGTCTCAAAGAGTAAGGAATAAATACGAAAAATACGACGAAGTGGTCGATGAATTAGAATCTCTCGGGATAAATAGGGATTTAATATATGAGAATTTGAGATTCTCTAATATAACAGGTGGCGGCGGCGGGAAATTAAAACGAGACCTCCCGGTATTTGTTGCATTAAAAAGGACATCCCCGATTAGAAAGCGCATGATTGATTACATGTTTACAACATTATCAAATAGTGCTGAAGTAACCCAAAAGGGATTATTTAATGCAGCCAATACAAAAAAATCAGAATGGACACAAAAAGATTACGATGAGCATTATATTTTCCATGCCGCAACCTTTGTAAAAGCGAACGCAAAGAAAACACAGCCGCCACAAAAAGATAGGGTGCGTCAATATGATAAAAAAATAGAGTGTGATACAGTGCATCGTAATATCCTTCTCCGCATGAACGCTGCTGGATATGGTGATGACGAATACGCAGCGTTTTGCATCGCTCTAAAATGGGCAGCGGAACGACTCGAAGCAGAGAAAGCAGCAAAGGAGGTTAAACAAAATGACTGATACGTACTCTATAACGGGGGATGTGGGATCTCATCCATCAATTACCATAAATGGCAACACGGTTGAATATAACGCAATACGATTTGTGTACTCGAAATGTTTTCCAGAGGATATGATATTTACCCTCTGGAAAGACGATGTTGGACACTTTGAGAAAGGTGTGTGGGTTTACGAAAAATAACCCCACAAATAAAAAGGTTAACCGAAACTAATTAATATTTCAAACTATCAATAACTCTTTATCTTTTTTCCGCTTCATGGACGCATGGGGCGCGAATTGATAGGACGCTATCATTATGTACGAAATTGGGGGGAATCCCAAATATATTACCGCCGTTGCAGAAGTGACAACCGACGGTGTTTCTGTAGGCACTGTTTTTGACAGTACCGGTAAAGAGCGGGTATCAGGGATGCCGGTTGAATGCTCAATGCGCGGATGGTTGGAGAGTACATAAAAATGACAGTAATATCACGAGTTTTACAGCAACTTGAGCGCGGGGATCCCGTGACAAGTTCAATGATCGCGGACCTCATCAACGATCATAAGGTACCTAGGGAGCGTATGGTCGGCTTGTTCAATCGGTATAAGACCGATGCAACACAGATCTGGTACTCTCCTTCAGGAACGACAACGATCTTCCGGCGGAAATTTGAGGATACCACGAAAGTCAATAACCAGATCAACGTTGACCATTTCTCGAATATCGTGAACACCAAAACCGGGTATTTCGTGGGCGAACCGATTACCTATTCAGTTGATGAAGACGCGCCGAATAAAGACCTGATTGAAGGTAAGCTCAAGGAGTTCAACCAGCGGATCGCTTCGGTTGATCTGGATACCGAGACCGGCAAGATGGCGAGCATATGCGGGTATGGTGCCCGGTTGTATTTCATTAATACAGACGGCAAAGAGGATGCCCTGAACATCCCTCCGTGGGAAGCGATATTCCTGAGTGATGAAGGCGACGTTACCAAACCGAAATACGCGATCCGGTATTATACCACAACCGAACTCACTCCAGAGGGCCGGTCCCGGGAGGTTGTAAAGGTAGAATGGTACGACAGCCAGAATATCACGTACTGGACCGAGGCCGCCCCAGATCCTGTAGCACCTGGAACGCAGGATCCAAATACCGTGCAGAAAGTCCCATCCACCGTGTACCGGTTCCAGCTTGAAAAAGAATCCACGCCGCACATGTTCGCGGAGGTTCCGCTGATCGGTTTCCCGAACAATGAAGAGCTGCAGGGAGATGCCGAGAAGGTGCTCGCGCTCATTGACGCATACGATCGGACGATCAGCGACCAGAACAGCGAGATCGAGCAGTTCCGTATGGCGTATCTGGCAATTTACGGTTATGCAAATATTGATGATGCCCTCATCGCAAAACTGAAAAAGACGGGTGTGATCGGGTTCGACAACCCCGAGGATCGGGCCGAGTTCATTACCAAACAGATCGACGCGACGCTGATCGAGAACCACCTTAACCGGCTGGAACAGGAGATCTACGCTATAAGCGGGATCCCGAACCTCCGCGACGAGGAGTTCAGCGGCAACTCGTCCGGCGTGGCCCTGAAATTTAAGCTGTTCCCGATGGAGGTAAAGTGCAAGATGGCGGAGAACAAGTTCAGCGCTGCACTCCATCAGCAGTTTAAGATCGTCGGTTCCAAGTGGCAGATCGAAGATGTAAAATTCAATTCAGACGATCTAAAGTTCACGTTTAAGCGGAACTTCCCGCTGAATCTCCTGGACGTTGCACAAACCGCTCAGGCGCTCAAGGGTATTGTATCGGACGAGACGCTGCTCGGGCTGCTCCCGTTCGTGAAGAACCCCCTAGAGGAACTCGACCGGATGAAGAAAGAACGCGAGGATCAGATCGATCTCGACAAAGTACCGATAGACGATCAAAACCCGGAAATGGAGGAATCAGAAAATGGGATGCAAGGGGAAGGGCAAGAAGCCGAAGAAGTAACAACACAACGGGCCGGAACCAAACCAACAGGGCAGATCCTATCATATCTCGAAGAGATCAAAGACGAGGAGCAGGAGAATTGTATTATTGTCTCCCAAGACGGAGATATGATTTTCCACACAACGGGCACCCCAGATAAAGTCAAGATACCCAACTCAAAACTACCGCAGATTAAAGGTGCAATATCGCTTCATAATCATCCTGACGGGTCGGAACCTTCGGATGCCGATCAGAACTTCGTTAATGTCAATAACCTGCAAAAATCATATATTATTGTACCCGAAGGTCGGATCTATATCTTATCTCAAAACAACGAAGAAGAGGATATGAAAGACGCCGACACCCAAGAAAGCGGAGATGATGATGGCACATGGGTAACGATCAATGGCAACCACATCCTCATTAAAGATGGTGAAACGGCGGGCGAGGCATTCAAGCGGACGACCGGAAAGGATCTCTCTCCAGTAAAAGGCAAGTTCGAATCATCCCCCGGAGAGAGCAGTATTCCCGGGGAACGATATCGTGCCCAAGGGGAGGGGAGTAGTTCCCATTTTGCAGTTTATGATAAAGATGGGAATCGTATCCACACCCCAGACCATTTCTCTCTAAAACCCTCTGACGACGAATTGACCGCCTGGGACACTCACGCCAAAATTATTGCCGACCGGACAAAAGCCGCAGGTGTTGACACCACTAAACAGGAATATATTCGTTTTGGCCGCCCCCCGCAAGAGGGGCGATCGATGAACTACGCCACGGGAGAGCGAGAAAAAGGGGTTTCTGCATATCGCGGAGAATATGACGTAAATACAGGAATGTATAAGGTTGCGAGCGATTCAGGAAACGGAATGTTGCCGTTATTATTCGGGGGGAAAACACCATATCTTGTATCGGGAGAAGAAATCGGTATTGGCAGTGATGGGGAGCCCGTTTTAAAAAATGTACAATTAACTCACACCCTCGTTTATACAGATAAGGGAAATTTCAAAAGAATCCCCCTCAAAATAAAACCCACAAAGAAATCAAAAGGGAGGTGATATGGCCCCCCGTACTCTCTTGAAAGATTACGAGCAAATAGTTAGAGACAGCGAACGCCTTTTTAAATCGCTTGATAAAGCCTCGCAGAAAGAGTATGCCCTGATGCTCCGTGATCTCAGGAAAGAAGTAGCCGATATTTACGCAAAATATTCTGATGCGCGGGGATCTCTGACTCTTGCAGAAATGCAGAAGTATAACCGGATCAAGGCGTTGCGATCAGCTATTGAGGATATCGTATATGACCACACGAGCAATGTTAAGGCCGGTCTGACCGGAGTATTGAAAGAGGACATTCGGCAATCGTATGCCTCGTCAATGGCCGCTATGGGCGACGTTGCCGGGGTTGCGCTGCCGGAGAAAATCAGCGGAGAAGCCATATCAGCGATCCTGAAAAAACCGGTCGAAGGGTGGACGTATTCTGAAAGAATGGCGCTCCGTACGCAGGATCTTGTCGTCCGGCTCCAAGGTGGCATAACAAATGGGTTCGTGCGCGGGGATAAGGTGCAGGACGCCGTCAAAGCGGTGAAGGGCACTGTAGAGAAAGACTTTATCAAGTTCCGGTCTTTCGCAGGAGATATCAATCACAAGGTTTCACAGGCCGCAGTCAAAGAATCGATCACCGATGCCGGAAAAGAGGCGAATATCGAGACTACGAAAACGTGGGTAACTGCAGGCGATGGTAAGGTCCGCGACGCTCACGCATTGCTCGACGGGCAGACTGTCCGTGGCGATGAGGATTTTGTGATTCCTTCAGGAGAGTGGAAAGGCTACCACGCCGATGCTCCTGAGGGCTTCGGTGAGCCGGCGCTTGATTATAATTGCCGGTGTTATGTAGTTGCGGATGTCCGAAAGCGCGAAAGTTAACCGAAAACTATTTACTTTCCTAAGTTAAGTTACTATCATTAACCTGAGGGCATCCTTCCCTTAATCTATTTTCCGGAACTGTTCAACTGTAAGCACGTTTCAGCAGGGCCGGTGTGGGATGAACTCGGCTAAGGTGAATTATCACTTATGGCAAACGAAGAGAGTAACCCAAACCAGGGCCAGCCGGCAGGAACCCCGCCAGCGGGAACTGATGGCAACGCACAGACGCCGAACATCTCTTCAGATGAGATCAAGAAACTGATCCAGTCTGAAACGGACAAAGTACGGACTCATTACTCTTTGGAGTTCAAGAAACAGCAGGACGTTATCGAAGGCTTGAAAAAGTCGCAGATGACCGAAGCCGAACTCCGGAAATACAAGGAGTCGCAGCTCGCCGAGCGGGAATCCCTGCTCCAGCGCAAAGAGCTCGAACTCACCGCCGTCGATGTCCTGAAAGAGCACAACCTTTCACCGTCATTCCGGGAACTTATCATCGGTAAGGATTCGGAAGAGACGAAAGTGCGCGGCATGACTCTCAAAACCGAACTTCAGAAGATGGTCGAAGCGGCCGTCCAGGAGAAGTTCAAAGCAGCCGGCAGGGATCCCAAGCAGTCCTCTTCTCCCGCCGGTGAAGGCAAACGCACATACACCCGCGCCGAAATCGAAGAGATGGGTAAGCGGGCAAACGACCGCGGCCTCCCTCCAGCAGAACGAGCCCAGATCGTTCAGGAGATGCAGGCTGCAGCAAAGGAAGGCAGGATTAAATCATGACCGTTAACAACTTCATTCCGGCCATCTGGTCGGCTTCCATTTTCCAGGACTTCGACACCCGTACCGTACTCGCCCCGCTCTGTAACAGGAACTATGAGGGCGAGATCCAGGGTGCCGGAGACCGCGTGAAAATCAACGCTGTTGGTCCGATTACGATCAACACGTACACCAAGAACAGCACCTCATCGATCACCGTCCAAAAGCTCACTGACTCCCAGACTGAGCTTGTGGTCGACCAGCAGAAATACTTCGCCTTCGAGCTCGATGACGTTGACGCAGCTCAGACAAAGGGCGGCGTCATGCAGGAAGCAACACGGAAAGGCGGTATTGCTGTTGCGAAGGATGTCGATTCGTTCATCGCATCACTCTACACGCAGGCCGGCGCATCGACATACATGAGCCTGACTGTTGCCTCGACCGATTACGGCTTCCTAAACATGGTCGGCCGGGCCGAACAGCTCCTCGATGAGATGGACGCCCCGATGGAAGGACGCTTTGCCGTTATCTCTCCGTATGTCAACGCCCAGATCGCAAAGCAGGCGAGCTACCTCACCCAGGGCAACTCCCAAGCATTCACCGCCGGATACCTCGGGCGCCTAATGGGGTTCGACATCTACATGAGCAACAACCTAGCCACCGGCAGCACCCACACCGCATCCCAGCCGGTCCATGAATGCCTGTTCGGTACCCGTGACGCGATCACTTTCGCCAATCAGATCCTCAAGACCGAAGCATACCGTGACCCGAACACCTTCGGGGATATCGTGCGCGGCCTGAACGTCTATGGTGGTAAGGTTGTCCAGCCCAAGGCTCTCGTGTGCATCGAGACCAGGAGCACCTAATCATGGCAGCCACTACAACCGGCATGAAGGCGATCCAGCTCGCTAAAGACACGATCAAGATCACCTCTACCAACACTCTGAACTCAACAGTTGAGTCCACCAACGCCGTTGCCCGCATTCTCCCGGGCGGGATCTACACCTCAACCGCGAATGATGTGTTCCAGATCCAGTTCTCCAAGCCCGACGGCAAGATGGTTATCTACGGCCAGATCGACGGCTGTGAGACCGCATATTACCCGGTAATCGCACTTCGCAACCCGCCCAGCTCGGACGGTATCGCATGGAGGGCACCGGCCAAGGGGATCGGCACATCTACCGCAAACAGCGGATGGGAAATGATCCGGTCCACCTCTGCACTCGCCGGCTCGTCCGGTCGTGAGACGTTCGTTGCCGGCCCGTTCGAGTCCGCCCGCTACGGCCACCTCTGCGCCACCTCGACCAACTACCTTGACAAGGGCGCTGTATACCTGGAGTTCTCCATCCTCGGCAGCACCGTTGCCAGCACCGGGACTTGGGCGGCAGCTACTACAAACGTCCTGTCATCCCGGGCAGCAAACATCTCCCTGATCGCCTTTGAGGTTCCGTAAACCTCTTAAAAATCTTCTCAATTTTTCTCCGTGAGGTTAAACTGATAACATGAGTGACGCAAGCACACAACCCGAAGTTAACACAGCAATTCCCGAACAGAACGCAGACCAGAACCCCGTTTCTATCGACGCTAAGGATATGTGGCGGTCGGTTGCCGATCAGGCAAACACTCTCCAAGCCGCACTCCCGAAAAAGCGCCTTGCCATTGTCGGATTCGCGCCAACCCGTGACGAAGCCCCCTTCTATGATAAAACATGGGAGATCTGGGGCCTCAACGACCTTCACAATCATATCCCGTGGGGCACTCGCTGGTTCGACATTCACACCGTAAAGAACATCGAGACCGACATGGTGGCCGGCAGAACAACGGCAGCCGTTCGGAAGGTTCAGGTGGATGAAGTCGCCGCGTCAAAGATGGGAATCTCCGGTCTTTCCACGCTGACGATCCCGGTCTACATGCAGGAGAAGAACGAGAAAGTCCCATATTCCGTCAAGTTCCCGCTCGATGAGATGATCGCATTCTACGAGAAGCAGGGATTAACCGGCGCACGGTACCTGACCAACTCGATCTCTTACATGATCGCCTTCGCTCTCTTCGAGGGTGCAACGGTTGGCCGGCAGTGGGATGAGATCCATATTTACGGCGTCGATATGGCGGTCGGTGACGAGTATATCGCACAAAGGCCGTCCTGCGAGTACTGGATCGGTATTGCTGAGGGTATGGGCGTTCACGTCTTCATCCCGGAAGCTTCGGACCTGTGTAAGACTGCGTTCCTCTACGCCTATCAGGAGAGCCAGCAGCGGGCATACGAGACGAAACTCAACAAAACCATTCAGGCAGCACAGACTCGGATGGGACAACTTCAGGCACAGAGGGCGGAGATCGACCGGCTACTCCACCACTGCGAGGCCCAGATCGGAGTTACAAACGACTTCAAAAAGGTCTGGTCAAATTGCGGTACCCAGTTCAAGATCCCTGTTGATCTCAGCCATGAAAACAAATAATTTTTAGGAGGTGACTATGGGCGCGGCAATGGCTACAACCGATGTGAAAGCTCTTCTGGGTATCACATCGACTGCGAACGATTCGCAAATAGCCGCCCTGCTCTATCCGTCTGCCGCATTCGCAGACGAGTATTGTAATTTCGGACTCTCTCACTACCTGTATCACCGCGACGATTATCTCGTGGACCTTGCCGCGACCTCGACCACTCCGCGGTGCATCACGAACGTTACCGGTACCAGCACGTACACCAGCACCCAGACCGCGCCGTTCTGTTGGATCTCAAAGGACACGGTAAAGGTTTGGTCAACTGATGAGGCGAAGCTCTACGAAGAAGACCGGGACTATGAAGTCGATTACGAGAACGGTACGATCGTACCTCTGGCAGCGTCCACATACGGCACCAGCACGGGCGGAAATGTCCTGATCGATTTCGCGTATGTCGATCTCTCCGGCACCCGGAAGGCGGCACAGAAAGCCATTGCACAGGTGATCTGGGCTGACGTAAACATCAAACCCGGGATCGCTTCCGAATCTGTAGGGCCGCTGTCCCGGAGCTACACGCAAAGCGGGATCCCCCCGATAGCGGCATCGATCCTGAAACAATTCCGGAGGCCCAAGTACAAATGACTCTCTCGGATCTTGTCCCGCAATGGGCGCACCAGAGCGTTGTTGTCGAACTCTCGACAGGCTTTGACCAGTACGGCAATCCGAGCACCGGCACAGCAAGCACGTATCAGGCAATTGTTATCCAGACGAACAAGATGGTCCGGGACCGGTCCGGCAATCAGGTTGTATCATCCTGTCAGATCTTCTTCCCGAGCACGGCAAGCGTAGTGCACGAGGCAAAACTCACATTGCCAGACGGCACGCAGCCCCCGATCCTGAACATCGGATCCTATCCGGATTTCGACAGCACCGGCACAGCAGCCTTGGTGGTGTACACATGAGCGAGATTGACGAACCACAGACAGAGCGGGAACTCCTTCTCGCCATTCACAAGGATGTAAAAGGACTGGTAAAATGCCAGGAAGACCACGAAGATCGGATCAGGGGGCTTGAACACTCTTTTTGGAAGGTGATCGGTCTCGCATCTCTCATCTCATTCTTTGCGGGATGGTTCGGGAGTAAGTTCCCTGGGGGAGGTAACGGGTAATGTCAGGTGAACCGCTTGTGATCCGTATCCGTGGCGTCGATGAGCTCCGGGCAAATCTCCGGAACCTTATGCAAGCCCCGCAGCAGTTCGGGCAGGCAGCCCGTGAATGGGCGGATGATCGGATGATGGAATCACAAGCGGAATGCCCGTATGATTTCGATAACCCGCACGCTGACGGCACGCCCCACCTGAGAGATACCGCGATGGTTGAAGGCCCGAACTTCTTCGGAGACCACTTCTCGATCATCTTCTCATATGATCAGTCGTATGCAGCAATCCAGCACGAGACGCCGGAGTACCGGCACGACTGGCCGACGAAATGGAAGTATCTGGAAGATCCGATCAATCGCGGGATCCCCCGATTCGCACCGGCTATGATCAAGCGGCTTGAACTGATCCTGCAGGGCGTTACTGAACGCATGGAGTTCACCAGCCCGTACGCGGCACGCAGGGACTATCAGCGAGCGCAGGAAGCCTTTGCAGCAGCGAATAGGGCGAGCGTCGGGCACCTTGGAGGGAGGTTCGTATGACCACGTGGATCGATGACTTGGCGCAGTACTTAGACGATTCCACCACCGGGATCGGGGTGTTCACACCTACCAGCACGGAAACCAAATCGATCTACTGTAACAATCTACCCTCTACAAATGTCTCGCTCATCATCCTCTATCCCTACGAAGGCACAGCGCCGGATTTCACCCATGATGGTGTGAACTACCGGCACCCTCGGCTGAATGTAGCGGTCAGGTCCACAGCAGCGGACGGAGGGCACCAGAAAAGTATCGACATCAGAACACGGCTCGACCACGCTCACGATCTCACGCTTCCGTCATCGGTCGCAGCACGCCGGTACACCCTCATCGAATCGTTGGGGGAACCGGAATACTACGGTAGAGATGAGAATGGGCGCGGGATCTTCATCCAGAACTTTCAGGTCGAGTATTTCAATTACACGACGTAAAAAAGGAGGTAAATAACTATGGTAGCACGACCAGGATATCCGAGCATCTTCTCATTCAGCTCAGCAGGAAGTACCGGGACGTTCACCGACATTGCCGGTATTCAGACGTTCACAGCGCCGAAGTTCACTAAAGCGACGGTTGACGTTTCCGATATGAACAGCACGCACTATTACGAGGAACACATCTCAGCCGGCCCGGTCCGCACCGGATCGCTTGGCGTTGATGTGGTGTACCTCTCGACAAACTCGCAGCACACATCCCTCATCCAGGAAGCGATGAACAACGGGACAAAGATCGGATGGAAGATCACGTTTGCCGGTACCAGCTCGAACCATATCGGGTATGGCGACGCACTGATCACCGGTTACGGTATCGGAGATCCGACGCAGGACGGCAAACTTACCGCCCGTTTCGACATGAAGATCACCGGAAAGCCCACTTGGCCCGTCAGTTCAACCACGTAACCGCCATGAGATCCACCGTTCTGACTGTCGGAAATCAGGTAAAACACCTGCGGTATCCATTCTCTGTAGTCGAAGACCTAGAACAGATCCTCCCCAATGGGTTCTATTCTATATTCGATATGGAAGCGGAACTTCCGACATGCCACCTCCTTTTATGGGCCGGCCTCCAGCACGAGGGCGTCTCATATCAGGAATCGGGCGTTTACCTGATCTCTGAGGGTGCAGCGTACGATCCGATCGTACTGATCGGGTTCTGGAAGAAGATCACCGACGCGCTGACGCTGGATAAGTGGATCTCTATCGGAACGCAGAAAGACAAAGGAAAGGGCGATGATGGGGATCCGGTGCCGCTCAGTGAAACAATCGCTGATATGGAACGGATCGCGCTGTCAGAGCTCAATATATCATCCGCCGAATTTTACGGGCTCACTCCCCGGGAGTTCGAGTTAATGCGCGAACATGCCGGCCTGCGTGACAATACCCGCACCGGCCTTGTCTGCGCGACGATAGCGAATTGTTCCGTGCCTAAGAAAGATTCGCGCCCGTGGGCTCCGGAGGATTTCATCCGGACCGGCCGGAAACCCAAGGTGCAGAGCGTCGATGATCAGATCGCGCTGTTCAATGCAGCGATGGGAGGTTCATAGAGATGAAGATCGGCAGCCTTGTTGTCGAGTTCCTGTCTGATACATCAGGGTATAAGAAAGGCGCTCAGGAGGTCAATACTTCACTGGATACCACCGTAGCAAAGACGAAGGATCTTTCGGTGTCGAGCAAAGCGGCAAGTTCCGATCTTCTTCTGCTCGCTGGAACTGCTACGGCTGTCGGGTATGCGATAGTCCGCACCGGATTAGCTGCCGGCCAAACCGTCCAACAGCTTAACGATCTCTCCTATACCACTGGTATCGCCACCCAAAAGATCCAGCAGATGCAGTATGCCGCCATGATCTCCGGGACAGACTTCTCGAACGTCTCGAATGGGATCAACGAACTTTCATTGAGTATCGCCGATTTCGGAGATGAGAGTTCCGGTGCCCACAAAGCATTCTCACAGCTTGGTGTTGATCCAACCGGTCGATCAATTGATGAGGTGTTCGAGCAGACCGCCAAAGCATTGGTTGGAGTCAAAGACGAGACGCAGCGGAACGCCATCGCCTCCGAGTTGTTAGGGAAAAACTGGAAAACACTCCTTCCCTATATCCAGACGTATATTGATAAGCGCGACGAGATCTCCCGGGCGCCGGTCTATTCAGAGAATGAGAAAAAGCAACTCGAAGAATCAAAGGTCGCATGGGATAAACTCATCAATTCCGTGACGATCTATTCCGGTAAGATCATTTCGCTGTCGGAAACAATGCGGACCCGCGCCAATGTCTTCAATCCTATTGCTTGGTTGACCGGGCAGAATGATTACCTCTCCCAGAAAACCGGTGCGACCGGTGGGGCGGATTATGGCGGCAAAGTCTCACAAGCCGGCACCGGGCTCTCTGATCCTTTCTCCGGGCTCTCAGTAAAACAGGCAGAGATTAAGAATCTCGTCGATTACACTATCCCGGCCCTAGAACTGAAACTTAAACAGCTCCAATCGACAGGAACAGCAAAGGAAGTCGCCGACGCATCGCTCGCGCTGATTGAGGCAAAAGAGAACCTCTCAAAGCTCATGTCGGAAAAGAGCGATGAGGAGAAGCGCAGGACGGAGGCTCTGACGGATGCTTACAAGGACTATAATAATGAGCTGAAATCCGCGAGAGATTCACAGCAGGCCCTCATCAATCTTCAGGAAGATACCGTTTTTGACCTTCAGGCTGCAGGCACGGATGTATCGCAAGCCCGTCAAGTGATGATGAGCTATTACAAGAGCCGCAATTCCCTGATGAGAAACTATGCTGCTGACGTTGTCGATGTCGAAGTATCTCAGGGCACGTTTAACACGATCGCCGCCGGGGGCGATCTGAGCGGGATATCTGGAACATCTGAGTTCGAGACGGCGCAGGCACAAAAGGCAGCGGCAGCCGGAGGAATTACAATCACCGGCCCGATCTATCTGAACGGCGACAAATCATTTGAGAATTACCTCTCATCAGCCCGGGCCAGCGCCGGGATCAGGAACCGACTATGACGACTAACACCTTTGACGGCACGGAAATTCAGGTCCGACAGCTCCTGGACTTCCACAAAGAGGGATCGGACGCTTTCGAGGTGACATTCGATTGTGTAACTACAGATCTTACGAAGATCACCGCGCTGACTGCAAAAATGGGCACTGTAACCAAATCCCGCCTGATTGATGGTAGAATGAGCGTTCAAACCACTGGAACAAAGGGCACGCTTGTACTGAACGGTACGAGTTACACAAACTGCGTTATCACTGATATCCGAGTAAAAGAGTTGTTCGGGACACGGTTCGGTGGGTATAGCTATACGATCTCGTTTGCACGGGAGACGGTAACATGATCCCGTTATGGAGGTATTAAAACCATGCCAGCAACAGTTTACATGAAAGATAAGATCCTTGATGAGTATTTCGGAAAACAGAGCTATACGGTCCCCTCAATGTGGTACGCCGGTATCTGCACGAGCGTTAACTCGACGGGCGGGATCTCTGGAGAGCCATCTACGGCGGTTGGATATGATCGTGTCGCCGTGGTAAACGACGATATTGCGACCGTCTGGAGTTCTGCGGCTTCTGGAGTGAAAACCAACGGCAACGGGCAGATCCAGTTCGGGACGGTCACATCATCCGAATGGGGCACGCTGACGTATTTCTTCCTTGCTGATGGCTCAACAGGGGGGAATGTCTGTTGGTATACGACAATGGCATCGCTGACGGCGTCTGTCGGGATGGCTCCGTATGTTAACACCGGCAATCTGACAATCACAATCTCGTCGTAAAGGAGCCTTTTAATTGAGGCTTGACGTTGACGGACTGGATCGATCACCGCTCGATCTATCCGGGGATGAGTTAGGGTATGGCGAATTTGTAGCAAGTATCCGTATCTCCACTCCGGTATCCGTCACGTTCTCCAACGAATCGATCAAGGCGGACATATCAGTATCCACTCCGATATCTGTCGCCTTCGTCGCCAACAGCGCCGATATTACCGCTGCGGTTGTGATTGCGACTCCGGTATCGGTTGTTTTCGTTGCCAATTCTGCGCTAATCGTTCCGGACACTATCACCCTTTCAACACCGATATCCATAACGGTTGGATCAAGGTTCGCACTTATTCCGGAGCCCATTGCGATAAAAACCCCGGTATCGGTTGTTTTCACGGCCCCCTCTCCGGTAATCACTCCCGGTACTATTGCGATAAAAACCCCGGTATCGGTTGTTTTCACGGCCCCCTCTCCGGTAATCACTCCCGGTACTATTGCGATAAAAACCCCGATATCGGTTGT